GATCGAATGTTGACCCCAGATCAAATTAAGGTTTTGTATACCAGAAATGGTAAATATGTGGGTCCTAAATATGTGCGTAGCCAATGGGAGAATTTATCTAGGCGTAAACCTAATGCTGAATCCTCTAAACACGCACATGATTTATACGCAAAACGAAAGCAACGTCGTGAACGTATGTCTCAATTGGTAAATTTTTATCGGGAGGAGTATATGGGTGTTAAGATGGAGAAGAAAAAGCTCTCTACCATTATTACTCCTAATAGTGTACGCAGGAAACACCCAATTCCTGTTCCTGGTGCCAAACAGGAATCCATTGATGCGAATAACCCGTATCTCGAACCAAATCAATTAAATTATGACCATAATGTTATGGTCAAGGATGGCATCAATAAGCGTGGTCATGGTATAGTGATTCAAAAGGGGCGTAAAAACCTCAAATTATACCTTGTTACTGACACGCATGTTGATGTTCTTAAACCTAACCAATTAGAAACTGCCCACGGGCATGATACTAAATTGGGTGATATTGGTCGAGTGAATGGTGATAAAACATGGAGGCGTATTGATAAGATGCCCTCACACCTAAAAATTACAAAGGTGAAAATTGCCCCGCCAGGGACAATACATGTTATTGCACAACATCATTCTGAAAAGAAAGATGAATGGGTGACCTCTACTGGCACCTATAATCCTACCACAGGGGGCAATTACCCTAGTGAAGATGGCTCCAGCGGCATGGGTATTTTTGACCGTGCTGATGGCCATTGTATAGGCCTGCATTACGGGGACAGAGGATCTTCACGTAAGATTAATGTTTGGGATGCAGATGATCTCCTTTGGATGGCCTCGGATGAGGATCTTCCGGGGGAAGATTAAGCCCGCTTGAGCGGGCTCTTTTACAGGCCTTGGTCTCGTGGCCTCAGAAAATGAGACCCCCAGTGGAGGGTAAATTTCTTTGTGATCAATATTCACTGGGTATGTTGGGTCAGCCTATAGGCCTGCATTCTGATCACCGTGTCAAAGTAAACTCACATTTCGCCAATCAACACAAGGGTGACATTCCCTTCGGGAGAGTTAGGGGTAGTTTGGTGGGTGTCTATAAGGCAACCGAACGCTACTTCGCTCCTGATATTAATGTCGCTCAGTTTGGTGAGGCTCGTTTTAAACGAGTAATGGCTCTCATGTATAAAATTTATGCCCCTTATAAGGGCACATGTGGCCTTCACCCTATTGGTGATACATTCGTTAACCCTAAATCTTCTTTGGGATACGTTTGTAAACAAGAGATGAAACGACAATACTTATTGGGTCATACAAAGACCCGTATACGTCATAAGGGTGAACTTTATGCCCTTACACCACGCTTAATTGAGTGGATGTTCGAGAATGCTCATATTTATAAAATTCCTGTCCTTTGGGAAACCTCGGGTAAGGAAGAGATTCTCAAAATGCTTAAGGTTATTAATGGTAGCATCCGGACTTTTACGTTCGGTGATCCCTATTATGCCTTGTGTTACGCTACTTTGCTGTCAGGCGTTAAAACTTTTATGAAAATGATGGCTAATCAATTTGGCCACTCCACTTCACGTATGGGTGTTTCTTTCGTTCGCGGAAGTTTCACTGAAATGTGTGAAATGTTGAGGGACAAGATTGTTGTCAAAGGTGACTGCATTAAGTGGGACTCCAACTACACTGAGGTGTTAGCTATGGCGTCTTACTATCTTTGTTGTTACCTAATTGGCATTGAACCAGGGGATCATATTGGATCCCAATTGTTCTATTATGTAGTTCAAGCCCACAAATCTTTCGTTAGGATGCCCTTAGGTCAAA